AGCAATGAAGGAGATTGAAGATGGATTTGATGTACATGCGTACACTGCTTCTGTTATTACAGAATCAGGTCAGAAGACTAGCAGGCAAGAAGCAAAAGCTCATACCTTTGCACCCCTCTATGGAGCAACAGGGTTTGGGAGAACGACTGCTGAAGCAAAATATTATGAGCAGTTCACAGAAAAGTACCAAGGCATCAAGTTATGGCACTCCAGATTGGCTAAAGAAGCTCTAGAAAAAAGAATGATAACTACACCATCAGGTAGACAGTTTGCTTTTCCTGATGTAGAACGAAGAAGAAATGGCACTGTTAGTCACTTTACACAGATAAAGAATTATCCTGTACAGTCATTTGCTACTGCTGATATAGTTCCTCTAGTGTTAATACACATGGAGAACTTACTGTCTACACATAAATCTTGTATAGTAAACTCTGTACATGACTCTGTAGTAGTTGATATACACCCTGAAGAAGTAAATCAGGTTTTATATATAATTAAAAAACTTAATAATGATCTGCAAAATATTATTGAAACACAGTTTAAGATTAAGTTTAATGTGCCATTATTACTTGAAGCAAAAATGGGTGATAATTGGCTTGACACTAAAGACGTTGCGTGATATAACTACGGAACTTACATAAATAGAAAGGAAGATAAATGACAGAAATAATGACAATAGACACTAATAACTACAATGCTATGGCTAAAGCTATGGGTATTGCAGGTGAGGGTACTACTACACCTAAAAAAAGTAATAACCTTAATAGGTTAAGAATATGGCACTCACCATTAATGGGTTATGAGGAAGTTAATGGTAAGAATAAAAAGACTGAGATAATAGAAGGTGGAGCATATCGTCTAGAAGTATTAGATGGAGATACCTCTACATTTTATTATGCAAATGAGATGTCAGTCAGACCTTTTATGCAAAGATTTATGTATAGAAGATACGTAGCAAATACTAATGCAAAGCAAGGAGAACCAAAGGGAACTTATCAAAGAACTATTATGGCAGACACCCTTAATATGGATTTAAAAGATAACACAGGTAAGTTTAACTGTGGTAAACCTACAGGTTATGTAAAGGACTTCAAGGCATTGCCATCTGATATGCAAGACTTAATACGACAGATAAAACGAGTAAGAGTTGTTTTTGGTACTGTTCAATTAGTAGGTGCAAAGGATGCAAATGGAGACGATGTTTCGTTAGAATCACTTCCTTTCATATGGGAGATAGATAATAAGGATGCCTATAAGACAGTAGGGGATAGGTTTACTGAGTTTACAAATAAACAGAGACTACCACTACAGCATAGTATTTACTTTGACAAGACAGAAGAAAACCCATTACCAAATGGAAGTTCTTTCTATACTCCTGTTGCTAAGATAGATATGACTAAATCTTTAGATATTAGTAGCGAAGATCATAAGTTATTCTCTGATTTTATGGATTGGGTTAAAAACTTTAATGACTATATCTATAAGGATTGGGATGAAAAGGCTTATGCTAATCAAAAGGAATCTTCTCAAGAAGATATTGATACTGTTGAGCAGTTCATTGATGTTGAATTAGAAGAAGGAGTAGCATAATGAATCACCCTGCTGAACTAAAAGTGCATCAGTATATGTCTGATGCTGTAAATGGTAAGTCTACTATGTCTGAGGAAGTAATTGAACAGGTAGGTAATGACGTAAAAAATGCACTTAGAAAGCAGTTTGGTGGGGAAAACCCTCGTGGTGATTTTAAACTACGTATGTCCAACTTGGGCAGACCTACTTGCCAACTATGGTTTGACAAGAATAAACCTGAAGTGGCTTCAGCTAAACCTAATAGTTTTATGATGAACATGATGTTAGGTGATATAGTTGAAGCTGTCTTCAAAGGTTTATTAAGAGGTGCAGGTGTTAAGTATGAAGAGCCTGAGCATGTAACCCTAGAAGTTGGTGATACAAAGGTATCAGGAACTTATGACTTAGTTATAGATGGTGCTGTTGATGATGTTAAGTCAGCTTCAGGTTGGTCATATGATAATAAGTTCATTGACTTTTACACTGTTCAAATGGGTGATCCCTTTGGATATGTAGCTCAACTAATAGGTTATGCAAAAGCTGCTAAAAAGAAAGTAGGTGGTTGGTGGGTAGTTAATAAAGCTAATGGTAAGTTTAAGTACGTATCTGCTAAGGAAAGTAATGTAGAAGACACTATGATAACAATTCAAAAAACTATTAATAAGGTAAAAACAAATAAGTTTGAGAGGTGCTATGAGGATTCAGCAGAAACGTGGAGAGGTAAACCTACAGGAAACAGAAGACTAGGAATTACTTGTGGCTTCTGTGACTACAAACATGCCTGTTGGGAAAACTTGAAGGAACTACCATCTGTTATGTCAAAAGCTAAGATACCACCTACTGTATATTATACAGAACTAACAGAAGAGTATGCCTAAATGTCTCCTCATAAGGTAAGACGAGAAGCAATAAAGTATGGGTATAGAAGTGGACTAGAACATAAGATTTCTATGGCTCTTGATACAATAAAGTATAATTACGATTATGAGAGTATCAAGATAGAGTGGGAAGACTTAGCCTATCGCACCTATACCCCTGACTTTATACTAAACAATGGTATAATAATAGAAACAAAGGGAAGATTTTTAACAACAGATAGAAGAAAGCACCTGTGCATAAAGAAGCAACACCCTAAGCTAGATATTAGATTTGTATTTACAAATAGTCGAAGTAAACTAAGCAAAGGTGCGAAATCTACATATGCAGAGTGGTGTATTAAATATGGATTTAGATACTATGATAGGATCATTCCTGAAGATTGGTTAAAAGAAAAAGGAAAAAACAAGCACCCTAAATTCATAAAGTTTTTAGGTAAAAAAATAAGGAGATAATAATGAAAAAAAATATGTTTGATAGAAGACCTGAGTGTTGTTATATAGAATTGCAACCCTTCTTAACGAAAGATAAAAAGTGGACAGGACAAGTAGAAGTCAATATATTGACATCACGAAACAATCCTATGAACAAAGAATGTAGAAACGATTTACTGCATTTGTGTCAACTCACAGCTAGTACAGTAGCTTTAATGGAACAAGATTATGACTTAGTTGATAGGCTAGAAGAGTTTGTTAATGAAAAAGATGAATATATACCTCAATGTGACAATAAAAAGGTTGACATTGTACACGGAGAAGATAATATAGTACACCTATCGTTTACTACAAACACTAAAGGAAATGCATAATGGAAGGATATGGTGATTACATGGCAAGAAGAATGACTGAAGAAGCTAAAAAGGACATGGTTAATAGTCCTGAGCACTACAATAAAGCAGGTATTGAAACTATTGATGCCTTAGAAGCAATGCTAACAAAAGGATTTGACTACTACTTACAGGGTAATATAGTTAAGTATCTTTGGAGATATAGATATAAAAATGGTGTAGAAGACTTAAAGAAAGCACAGTGGTATCTCAATAAATTAATTGAGGTCTACGATGATAAAAGTTAAAATGATGATGACTTTACATATAGACGAAGAAGAATATCCTATACCTGCTGATCAAAACGTAGCAGAGGAATTAGAGACGAGCATGACAGAATTTATATATGATATAGGTGGTGTTAAAATAAAAAATATTAGAACTTTACAGGAGACATAAATGATACGAAACTACTTACCAACGGATTACCAAAACTTTATAGCACTCTCTCGCTATGCTAGATGGAAAGAAGATGAACAAAGAAGAGAGAATTGGGGAGAGACTGTAGACAGATACTTTGACTACATGCAATCTCATTTAGAAAATAATCATGCCTATACTATTACCAAAGCTCTGAAGGGTAAACTAACAGATCAGATAATGTCTCTAGGTGTTATGCCTAGCATGAGAGCCTTAATGACATCAGGACCTGCCTTAGACCGTTGCCATGTAGGTGGTTACAACTGTAGCTACATACCTGTTGATAGTCCACGTTCATTTGATGAATGTATGTACATACTTATGTGTGGTACAGGTGTTGGTTTCTCTGTTGAAAGAGAGAATGTTGATAAGCTACCTATAGTTAATGAACACTTTGAAAACTCTTCTACTGTAATTAAAGTAGGTGATAGCAGACCGGGTTGGTCAAAAGCATTACGTGAGTTAATTGCCATGCTTTATGCAGGACAGATACCCACATGGGATACATCTGAAGTGCGACCAGCAGGTGCAAGGCTAAAGACATTTGGTGGTAGAGCATCAGGACCTGCACCCTTGGAAGAGTTGTTTAGATTCTGTATTCAAAAGTTTGAGAGTGCTAAAGGCAGAAGACTATTTCCTATTGAGTGCCATGATATTATGTGCAAGATTGGTGAAGTTGTGGTTGTAGGTGGGGTTAGACGTTCTGCTCTTATATCCCTGTCAAACCTAGGTGATGATCAAATGAGACATGCAAAGTCAGGTCAATGGTGGGAGAATGAAGGTCAAAGATCATTGGCTAATAACTCTGTAGCATTTAAAGGCAAGCCTGAGATGGGTACATTTATGAGAGAGTGGACATCTCTATATGAATCTAAGTCAGGTGAACGTGGTATCTTCAATAGACAGGCTGCTAAAGTTAAGGCACTTGAGAATGGTAGACGAGATGCTGACCATTACTTTGGTTGTAATCCGTGTAGTGAGATTATACTTAGACCTTACCAATTCTGTAATCTTACGGAAGTTGTATGTAGAGTTACAGATGACTTAGTATCACTAAAAGAAAAAGTACGTATGGCTACTATCCTAGGTACGTTTCAATCTACACTAACTAACTTCAAGTATCTAAGAAAGATATGGAAAGATAACACAGAAGAAGAGAGACTATTAGGAGTTTCCCTAACAGGCATACTTGACTGCCCTATATGGACAGAGGAGATTCTACAAATACTAAGAGATGTAGCAGTAGAAACTAATAAGAAGTTAGCTAAAGACTTAGGTATCCCTCAATCAACTGCCATCACTTGTGTCAAACCTAGTGGTACAGTTAGTCAATTAGTTGACAGTGCTTCAGGTATTCATGCTAGACATAGTGATTACTACATTAGAACTGTACGTGGTGATAACAAAGACCCTATCACACAATTTATGAAAGAGAGTGGCATACCATCTGAGCCTGACGTTATGAAGCCTGACAGTACAACTGTGTTTAGTTTTCCTAT